CTCACCACCATCAATATTCACATTAACCCCGCCCACCGAATGACCAAGTTCAACCCACTGCGACGAACTACCGTCATTGTAATACATAAAAGCTCCACCACTATCAGACTCAAACCAGATGTCGCCTGCAGTAGCCGAAGCGGGAATCGTGTCACTAGTTTGAAATGTCTGACCATCACTAGCGTGGCCTATCTCAACCCAATAACTATCGTAATAAATAAATGTTTTACCAGTGTCCGACTCATACCAAATGTCATTAGATGCAGGAGAACTGGGTGCAGCGTCCTGAGCCTGAAACGACTGGCCATCAGAAGAATGTCCTACTTCAACCCAATAATCATCAAAGCGAACATAAAGTTTACCCGTATCAGTTTCATACCAGAAATCTCCAGGAGTATAACTCGAGGGAGCATCATCGCCTGCCGAAAACTTTGATGTACTAGATCTAAGCTCCCAATAGGTTGCATTCCAAAACCACACCATGTTACCTTGGGTAACTTCATCATTCAATGTTGGAGATGCAGGAAAGTTAATAGCCATTAAACTGCGCCACCATCCAGAGTAGCAATCCCAGTATAATTACTACTAGGCACCCCGCCATCAATATTTGCGGCATACTCAACTACAGTAGAATCCGCAGCATGACCAAGCTCCACCCATTGAGCGTCACCCACACCATCATCATAGTATACAATCGTATTACCAGTATCAGACTCATACCATAAATCCCCCGCATCAGGACTAGACGGAGCCGTATCGGAAACAGTTACACTAGCACCACCACCACTAACCTGCTGCCAAGAAGAACTAGACCGGAAATAGAAAGCATCATTTGATGTATCAATAGAGATAGCACCATCAGCGATAGACGCAGAAGGCGCTCCACTAGTAGTGCTAGTAATCAGGCCGGCTACCGCCTGCAATGCATCATCAGTCTTTAATATGTTTGCAGCAGAACGATACAAGGTAACATCACCTGAACCGCTACCAGCGCCCCAAGTCAACTTACCACCAGCGTCTATTGATAAACGGGCAGCTGAGTCGCCAGCAACTTTCGTCCTAAGAGCTTCAGACGCCGCAGATGCTGCGTCGTCAATTGATATAGATGTCTTGAAAGATTTAGCCACGACCTCAACCGTCCCGTTATATTATAGCAGATCGCCCTCAAGCGATCCGCCAGTTTATGTTATTTTTTAGCCAACCACTACGGCTCGATAGTCCGTTCCGTTGGCTGGTGCAGTAGCGAACGTAACCGTTACCGCACCAGTAGTAGTATGCTCAATGTCAACCTCAACTTCTGCATATGGAGAAGCTGAAGCATACACCGTCACCTGTACATCTCGTGAACTCAGGCTGTGTGTAACAGTGAAGGCAGCAGCGCTGCCATCTCCGGTTAGAGTAGCTGAAACTTTCTTAAAGTCAGCACTCAAAACACCGCTTGTAAGGGTAAGCCCGTCACCAGCAGCACTGGAAGCAATTGACAATCCGCTTGAATCGACTGCCAAACCAGAGTTGGTGATAAGATCGACGGACAACTCGCCGCCACTCTTATTAATACCATCACCGGCAGTAACCTGCGCGGAACCAGAGAACTGGGTCCACGTAATCGAAGTAGAACCCAATGTAATCGGGTCATTCGTTGTGATTACCCACTGTGTATCAGCGCCTACTGTACCTTCATTCACCCAAACAAAGGCACCGCCAATCGCCTCACTAGAAGCGTCCATGTCGGCTGCCCGACTAGCCGCTCCCGAAGCTACTGCGACATAGATACCATTCTCAGTAGCAGTTGACTGATTCTTCAAAAGGACACGATCACCAGTGGCAATAGTCACACCATCAACAGTGTCGCCATTTTCAAGACCATCAGCAACCGCAACATTCGCAGTGCTCGCCACACGAACAGGATCTTTAACATTCAAACCCTGCTTAGTGGCATCAACATAAGCCTTAGTTGCAGCATCCGTATCAGCACTTGGACTGCCAACACTGACAATTCTCTGAGAGTTGGCGGAAACCGAACCAGTTGGTGCTGCCATCTGATCCAAACGACTCGTTTGGACCTGAGTATCGAAGTCAGAGACTGTGCTTGCAGCCTGTGTTCCTGTGTGGTTGGCCCTAGCTAGATAATGCGAGCCTTCCTGAGCGTCAAGCTTGTCTGCATCTAGACTAGTGCCTGAGCCGTCTACCGTTAGGAGGAGAGTCAGTATTTCAGAGGCAGTTTGGTCTGCGGTGGCACTAGTCTCGATACCGAGAATAGTGAGCACCTGTGCCGGCGTCTTAGGTTGTGGAGTATTATCGCTTGTTGCATACAAGAAAGTTGTAGCATCAAAATCAGTCTCCATAACCGCACCAGCGGCGTTGACGTTTGTCGCATCTGTTACATCTGCTGCAGATTCGATAGCATCTAGCTTCGTTTCATCAGCCGCAGTGAATCTATTGACAATCTCCCATGCTGAATTTGCCCGCAAGTAAAGTTTGTCATCGTCAGTATCATAATAGATCTGACCGTCACTTGGAGCCGAGGGTGCAGTACTTAGATTCTGCACCACAGCATTTCTTAATTCATTCTTATTAAGGTCAATATATGACTCTATGTCAATAGGGACCAAAAACTTTTTAGCCATTGTATTTCCTCCTAGACTATAACGGCCTTACCGGCAAAAGCATTATCAAATGTTGCTACTAATTGATTTGTGGAATTATGTCTAATGTCTCCAATAACATGATTCCCAGCAGAATCAATAATATCTACTGTCGGATATCGACCTTGGTTGTGGGTTATCGTCCACGTTGCACTCGCTGAACTCTGATCATGAACTACAGTGGTATTAGGACCAGAGGCACCAGTGGCACCAGTGGCACCAGCGGAGCCAGCAGGTCCTTGCGGACCCGTTGCAGTCTCTGTTAAAACTATAGTTGGATCTCCCTCTACTGTTAAAGTATTAAGCGCATCCGTTTCAACAACATCTGTCACTATCTAGTCACCTCCGGTGTAATGCTTACTGTGCCTTGAACTAACCTTGTAACCACCCCACCTGAAGTTATGATTTCTAAATCATAGACACCAGTATCGGGAGCAGTCAAAGCAGTAGTTACAGACGATGCGATAGTAATAACGATTTCACCAGTCGCATTTAAAGTTATATCTCCAGCACCGCTAGTCAAATCAACTAACGCAGCAGGAGAATCATAAGTATTACGAATTTGCATTCGGCCAGAATGAGTACTCAAATCTACTACGCTACCGCCAGATTTATATGTAAACGTTCTTTGAAATGTTTCGCCTTGATTTACGATCAAATTGTAATTAAAAGCCATACCCTGATTATACCACCGTAACGTTTTTTTACCAAAGGCTAGTCAAGTGTAATATCAAGATCATTCGCAGCAATAGTAAACGTGTCCCCTGATGCAGCAACTACTGAAGAAGACAGCGCTCCATGAAACAGGAGATTGCCTCCAGCAGAAGCATCAAAGACCCCAATGTGCGTCACAGTAACAGCAGGCATGCTGCTAAAGGACACGCTAGACGAGTTGGACACCGCACCGCCAGAAGCTGCACCAAAAGTTACCGCTTGCCTAGTGGCCGCGACCTCAGCGCCTCCAGAACCAGCATCAGTCGGACTACCAACATACAACGCCAAATACACCGTTGCTACCGGCGCATACGATGTGTTCCTCAATGCATGATCAAGGAGCTTGTTTTCTAAATAATTAGATAACCCCGACATGATTTTTCCGACTACCTACTCGCCGTAGTGTTCTTTAACCTGTTTCTGAGTAGCCGCTTCAAATTGAGTTGTATCCAAAAGTTGCTTTGCCACAACGGCGGACACAAGTTGATACGGATGGTCCCTAGTGAACTCAACCGTCCCAACAGAGTATCCATATCCATGACGCATGAATAGCATCTGTTCACCCGACGGTGCTGCAGCCTTTTTGGCTGCAGCCTTTTTGGCGGGTGCCTTTTTGGCGGGTGCCGCTTCGACCTCTGCATTCTTCAAATCTTCAGTTGTAACTGTACTTTTATTATCAGCCATAATGAACATCTTACCATACATCATTATCAAACGCAACAATAGAACACCCCCAGGAGGCATCGAAGCGACCCGGGGGCGTCTGGTGGTGGTTTGAATTTAAAACCGTATTCTATTTAACAGTTACAATCAGGTACGGAGCTTGGTATCCTTGCAGATAACGTAAGCTGCAGCGTTCTCAATGTTCTGAGCAACCCTATTGAACTGCGTATATTCAATCGTGTCCTTCTTCGGCTTGAACTCACGGTAAACCGTGATCTCGCGCTGAATACCAACAATATGATTGTTGGGGAAGGTCAGAATGATGTAGCCGTGGTTGCCAGTGGCACCAGTATAACTACCAGCCACTGTCTCCGGCATGAGCGGAACCTCAACTAGAGGAATACCAAACGGAGCAAGCCCGGACGAACCGGGACCCCCGTTAGGCGCACCCGGGTTAGTGTAGAGCCTGTCACCCATAGTAGAACCGGGCGAAGGCGCACCAGCAGTAGCCTCAGTAGCAGAGTTCGGGTTCTGCAGCGTGTAGATTGTATCCTGCACAATACCCGGACCACTGAAGTATCGCAACTCATTACGACGCTGCATGTACTTGTTCGGCATCTTACGCAAAATTGCGTCATACACCGAACGACTAATGTTAGCTCCCAGACCGTCGTGAGTAGTGCCACTGGCCTTACCCAACTTAACATAACCGTCCTGAGCCTTAAGCAGCGCATTGCTGCTTGTGGTATCACCATTAATCAGAAGGTCATCCATATCGTTCGACGTCTGACGCGCCATAACCTGAGCGATATGATCCTCCAAGGAGTCACCAGCAATGTTGTCCTCAAGGGACTCAGTGCTGACCTCCCAATCCAACCGGAGCTTAACTGTCGTTAAAGCGACCTTAGCAAAGGTCACGGCAGCGTTTGCGCCAGTATCGGTAGCCTCAGTTGCCTTTGCAAGCAACCGCGTTCCAACCGACAGCTTATCGATTTCCAATGACGGGTTGTTCATGCGAACGACCCTAGACTGTTGCATAAGAACAGACTGATCGATAACGAAGTCAAGGAAACGGTTAGCCTGAGCGGGCTTTAAAATACCGCCAGAGGCATTGCCGACAACAGAGGTAGTAACCTCGTTTGCTTTTTGAAGTAGTTCTTCGTTAGCCATTTATAATTTCCTCCTAAGACTCGTATCCAAGAGACTTAATCAAGTCCTGAGGGAGAAAAAGGTTTCCCCAAAATGACTCGGGGGCACTTTTCTCAGCAGCCTTAGCGACTACATCCTCTTCTTCGTCTGTCTCATCAACACTCTTTTTAATTGCACCAGCGTTCTCAACGGTTTCAACACGAGTGTTGATCACATCAAGACTATCGGTGACTGACTTTGTTGACTCATCAACCTTAGCTGTGAGTTCTTCCTGCTTCTCAGTCATTGCATTAATGGCAGAGGCCAGTTTCTCTTCAATCAAAGTCTCCACCTGTGCGGTAGAGGCCTCGGAATGCGAAGCTAGCTTTTCATCAATGACAGTTCCTAGAGCTGCAGTGAGTTCATCGATATTCATATCAATATCATCTCCTTCATTGATTTCTGCCACAAGCGCAATCTCTTCCACTTCAGCAGTAATTTTTTCTACATCGTCTTCATCAGAATCAACAATAGTATCCGACTCCGCATTAGCGGGATCGGACATCCATGTCAAGAACCTCTGAAGAAGTGAGATCTTATCTTCCAACTCGGCACCCTCAAAAGCCCCGTCATTTGACGGGGTTTCATCAGACGCAGTTAGAACGTCTGTATCTTCCATGTATGTAACCATATCAGAATAATTCTTATTATGCAAGTTTTTCGCAACATTGCGATCACATTCGCACCTTTTGATTACATTATCAGTAATACATACTGTCGTATCGCCAACTGTGTGGCATTCTGTTTCATCAATTGCGAGAGCATAGGATAGACCTTCGTCATCAGATTTAATCAACGTAATGTTAGCAACTGGGTTTGCCGGATTATCCACCAAACTCAACTCACCAAGTTCATACTTGGTAACCACACTAACCGGCTGACCTCGAAACTTCCTTGTTTCATCTTCCTTGCGTTCGAGGATTCGACCACCGATAGAGAACGCACCAAGGGTGCCATCCAAAACCTTTTGCCAAGTATCCTCTGCCCCTTTTGAAATATAAGCAGAAACCTCTACACCACGGTAGGTGCTTCCACCCTCATTAATCTCAACGGGACGATGACCTACAGCCTTGCCTACAGCCAGAGGCTGGTGCATCTCTCGTATGTTGCCCTGCCAATTTTTAAATGCTGTCATGGACGCGCTGAAATCAACGACGTCTCCTGACTTATCTACATTATCAGCAGTAGCTACGCCAACCACAACCCGCTCTTCATTTTTAATTAAAGAGACAGGGAAGATTAGTTGTAAATTTTCGCCATGCATATTATTGCCTCCTTATGAAGCTATGGGAACTATTATAACATATATCTAATTTAATTACAATAACCTTTAACCCACAGCAAAAACAGCCAGAGTAACAGACGCAGTGATCACTTGAAATTCAGTGTAATCACCGGGGATGCATACGTACTCCGTACCACCAGCAGGAATTAACACAGACACATGGTCATTCAGTTTTACTGTAGCATCAGTCGATGCGTGAGTGTTGTGAAAGTAAATACCATCAGTGTGATGACCTAAAGTGATTTTTGAATCAGTGCTGTCTACACTGATATTTGAATACATAACACTACTATTTCCGTACATATTGTCCTCCTTTAATCTTGATCACGAACCCCACCTGAGTCTTGGGCAGAGCCCCTCTCATTGCTGGTCTCGGGATTCGCAGAGTCATCTCCCGCTGGGGGAGTGTCAGCATTGTCATTCCCCTCGGGAGCGCCCTCTGGCCTTTCTGGCTCTTCTTCCACCATGTCTTCACCGGTAAACGGATTGATGCCCGTTTGCATAAGCAACTCCATTTTCCTAATATTGCTTGGATATGGAAGCTCTTCTTCACCAGCCTCGCGGTCAGGAAGACCCAGCATGTTTCGCACCTCGTTTGGTGTAACAACCTCAGTACGAAGATATCGATCTCTAATCTTAGACTGTACATCTTCATCGACCAGATCAATCTGTTCAAATCTAAAATCTACAAGATCGGTAAACTCTTTAACAATATAATTAATCCGCTTCTCTATAACCTTTTGATCGGGACCAACTACCTGAACTTTAAAAGTTTTATCCGCATCTCTCGCAACAGCAAGATTTGCATTATCGTAAACACCAACCTTGGGGGCTGGTACTCTATTAGCAACTAGAATCTCATCACGATTGGACTTTCTGAATTTATCGAAAGATGCGTCCTGCACGTTGGCTTCTAGCTTCTCAAACTTTATATCTACATCACCACCAAGTGATGCAGGAAGGGGAACGATAAGAGTTCCATGATTCCTGCCTTTAACCTCTGTTCTAAAATAGTTAACTAATTCTTGCTTCGATCTATTACTAAGCTTTGCACCTTTAAGAATAATTGCATATCTAGGGATAGCCTTATTTTCAAAATAATCAATATTATAATTCTTTGCGTACTTGTCACCCAAGATCGCACCAATAGCAGTTACCGCAGAAGGGACTCCGTAATAATTGCTTGTTGGTGTATACGCCTTAAAATGAATAATCTCATTAGGTCGTCCATCAGTATTGATAGGATCCGATGTTTCTAAATCTTGAAAGTTCCTAAAGAAAACAGACTGAATCTTGCTATGTCGTGACAACTGCACAAATCCATCACGCTGCCTACGTACTCGCATATTGACAGCTGGAATGTGACCAATATAACCTATCTTGCCAACATTGGTCCTCCCTATCTCCAAATAAGCGTTTCCGATAGTAAGATAGTCCGTCCACAACTTGATCATGGTCTCCGAAAATGTATCTTCAATATTGGAATCATCGAGCAATGCATAAAGCTTCTTACGCTCTCGAGCCAACTCAATTCTAATCTTATCTTTCTTAGCTGGCGTATCTGCCTTTTCAACTCGCCGCTTCGTCTTGTCTGAATCCTCAAAAGCAAATCCAAGAGCAACTGTGTTTGCGACACGCGCATTAATAGAAGCAAAGTGAGTGGTATTGGTTTCGTACAAGTCTGCCAAAATATTTAAATCATGAGGCGGCTCAATAACATCATACAGTGCATACCCATCAATCGAATCTGGATCGACGTACCGTGACTTAGCTTCCCCGACACCTTTATTTGGCTTATTGCCGACAGCCTTCTGTAACCTCTGATACCTCCGCTTCACCTTGGCGGACTGCTTAGAAATATCTATTTTTTTAAAAGGATCAGTATTAGAAAACTGAGTGTCTACCTTAGTATAACTAACGTCATCGATCTCAACTTCCATACTGTCATTTTCTACAAACGATGTTTCACCCATAATTATCCTTTATACGGTGCCACTTCTATAATGGCATCCTCTACCGGATCAGGCAATTGTCCTTCACCTAATCTTCCTTCTTGCTCTGACCTCTCACCATCGGTAACCTTCCGCGCGCCATCAACCCAATGAGGTTTACCACCATTATCTTTTCCAGCCCAATAATTGGCAGCTTCTGCCATCTGAGACTCTACCTTGCGATCACCAACCATACCTTCGGCGCACATATAGTTTCCATCCCCATCCGCAATAAAGCCACCATCGGGCATTTTCCATAAACAAACGCCAAATGCTGACTGAGGAACGACAATATTCTTTCTTTTCTTTATGGTTCCGCTATTCATCCATCGTGAGTATAGCATATTTCATATCAAAAAGCGATTCAATCATCAAATATCGTATCGAATTCATAAAATCCTTCATCCACAAGGGTGAAGGATTCAATGACCCCATTAGCGGTTGGCATGGTTATCGTATCCGGCGGATCAGACTGCGTGTCTACCTCTATCGGTTCTATATCCCCATCCTGATTTTTATACCAATATGTTGCATATTTGTTTTCTGTATCCATACCTTAAAGAGCACAAGTAACACACTCGGGATCATCAATCCTGCATGCTGCAACTTCATCGTCTGAATCTTCTTCAAAGTCTAAAGTCATTTGGTTTAGAACCTGCTCATCGCGCGAGTTGTCACGATAAATGGTAATACCCTTGCACCCCAAATCATAAGCCATACGGTATAGCCTATCCGTATCTTCAATAGAGAAGTCCGTTGGGCAGTTTGTGGTTTTGCTAATAGCAGAGTCAACCCAACGCTGGATGGCAGCCTGCACGGCTACATGTTGTTCTGGCAGAAGCTCCATAGCGGTCACGCAGTAATCTGGCAGATCGTTAATATCCAAACCAAGTTCTTCAATCACCGGAACGGTCTCAACCTCTGTCCCAAGCCTTGAAGTGCGTGTGTACTGCCAATTGAAATATGGCTCAATACCTGTTGATGTACCCATCATTGTGCCGGTCGTACCAGTAGGAGCCACGGTAAGTAAGCAAACGTTACGAATACCATACTGCTTAACTTTCTCTCTAATATCTTCAGGCATGCCCTTCATGTAACCTGATCTCAAATATGCGTCGGCACCAAAGAACTTAAACTCACCCTTTAGCTTTGCAAGATTAATAGATGCTTCGTAAGACTCAATTGCAATCGTCTTGAAAAGTTCATCAATAAAAATAAGACTATCTTTTGAGCCATAACGAAGACCCATCTTTACAAGCAATTCACCAAGACCCATCACTCCTAAACCAATACGACGATTGCCACGATGGGTTTTTTCAATAGAATCAAAATGATAATCATTAATAGTAATCACATTATCTAAAAGCCTGACTGAGTTGTGAACAACATAGCGCAGTTTGCTCCAATCGAATTCAGAATCAGAATCTACAAACTTAGACAGATCCATAGCACCTAGCGTACAAACTCCATACGCCTCAAGGGGCTGTTCGCCACAAGGATTAGTAGCAACAAGCGGAGCAAAATAATGAGAGTTGCTCATCTTGTTTGATCTCTCCAAAAAGTGCAAGCCGGGTTCCGCTGATGCGTGTGCTGAGGAAACGATCTGATCCCAAATCTCTCTAGCTTTTACCGTCTTGTAAACAAGAACTTCTTTGCCTAAAACATCTCTCCAGTAATGAAGATTGCCATCCCAAAGCTCATTGTATTCTGGATCTTTAGTATTGGGGAAGACCAGACTCCAGTCTGCATCTTCCTTCAAGGCAGCCATAAAAGAGTCGGAAATACATATCGACATATTTGCATTTTCAAATTCCCCGGGAGTATGTTTGACGCTAATGAATTCTTCAATGTCTGGATGCCAATCATTAATCATTAGCATCGTGGCGCCGCGTCGTGAACCTCCTTGTTCGATGAGCCCTGTAGAAAGGTTATACATCTTTCCCCAAGAGACAGCACCGCTAGAAATGCCGTTGACACCAATAACAGGAGCGTAGCGAGGCCGTAGAGTAGAAAGATTGATACCAACGCCTCCCCCCCTCGAATGGGTTTCTGCCATTTCTTTGACACTATCAAAAATACCTCCGCGAGAATCTTGTGGACATGGTAGCACAAAACAGTTCTGAAGAGTAAGACCCTTTGCACCCGCTCCGGCAAGGATGCGCCCGCCTGGAACGAAATAATCAAAAAGAATATCTTTGAACTTTAATTCAACTTCATCCACATTGGCAGGATCTTCACATTCAGCTAAAGAACGTGCCACCCTAGACTTGACGCTATCAACATCTAATTCAAGCGGCTTTGAAATTAGATCAATATCTACAGATACAGTATCGCCATGATACGTAACTACCTCTATTGATCTTCCATCTTCATCAACATTTAATACCCTAGAGATCTCCTTAGCCGGCCACTTAGGATCTGGTGCAACCATTGCTAGCACTAAGTCTCCAACTGACACATCCCCTTTTGGTGCTTTTAAAGAATACCTATCTAAAAATATCTTATATCCTTGATACCCGCTCTTACTAAAGAACGATGGAATTTTAATATTCCCATCGTTCTTTTTTAACCCAGCACCCTCCAATAGGGATGATTCAATTTTTTCGCTGACTACAGTCACACTTCCTCCTTTAATAACACTCCCCCCGGTGGCGTGGAGGGAGTTGAAGAACCATCATAGCACGTTCGCAATTCCGAAGCGAGTGCATTTACGCAGGTAATTCAAGAAATCTCTAAAAAACCCAAAGCCTCGTCAGCGATGTCATCCCAAGTCTGATACTCATGCAAAACTCTTGCTCCGCGCATGGTCTTAGACTTGTATCTGTAATAATCAGTAGTGACATCTTTCATTAATGACAAGAGATGATCATAGTTTGGGTCGGCCACCTGAGCGCCCGTTCCGACAAGATTGAAGTTGTCTAGTTCTTGCTCTGAGGCATCTACAAACTCTGCATCAAGGGGCATCGACAAATCTGCAAAGTCTGCACATCCAGTAAGATTGGTGCAGATAGTCGGCATTCCTGTCGCTATCGCCTGAAACGGAATCATACCAAAACCCTCACCAGTGGTGGGATAAACCATGCAGTGACTATTCTTATATAAAGAGATCAGAGCATCTTTTGGAATATGCCCATGTAGAAAAGTTATTTGTGGATGCTTCTCGTACTCAGCCATCCACGGAGTTATCTTATCCGAAGTTTTTAAAATTAACTGATAGTTGTCATCTTCGTCAAACAGTTCCAAGAACGCTTTAGCAACTAGCGCTCCGTTCTTTCTTGGAAGCTCTCCACCTACATGAAGAAAATAAAACTTCTCGCCAATCTCACGTTCCTGAACTCCCCACTCAGAAGAAATGCCGTGAGCCAGAACGTTTATTGGAATGTCTAGATTGTATTTTTCATATACACTCTTACACCACTCACTCGTAGTCCATAACTGAGTGGAATTATTAAACTGATCAACCCAAGCTGGAGGGATAGCAGTAAACTCCCAAGGAGTATAGCCTACTGTTTGAGGTACTTCAAACTGATAGTAGTACGGCAAACAGTAGTTTACATGCCACTTAGTACCAGTTGCATTCCAAAGTACCCGCTGCCCTTTATCTTTAAAAGACTGGAAGAGATTAAGAGATACCTCAGTATATCCCCTGCTTCTCCAAGCAGTTCCAGTAGCATCTATTGCCTGTGGTGTAAACCATGATATATCTGTCTTTAAACCCACGTAATTACATTTACTCCCAACTCAGCAAACTGATTTGCATCTTCTTCTGACATCCAGTACTGGATAGGTCTACGACAATACTGACACCGACTAACTCCAAGATATTCATCATCTATCTTACAGATAGTAATATAATCTTTGTCTAATACAGGAGTAGGAGGACAGTCATCGCACTCTGCTACTGCTATATATCTCATACTCATCTAGTAGTACTCCAGTTAGTTATAACAATATAGAAAGCTAGCTACTAGCTTGCTAGATAGCTTGCTGGGCTAGCACAGATCAGTTTAGCGTGTTTTTTTGAAAAAGTGGTGGATGGTCAAAAAATTTTCTCTATCGCACCTTTTGCTGTCGAAATATGGTAGGGTGGATCGATGTCGAAGTTTATCACAAATGTTGTATCTTTCACGATATGGAGCCTGCTGGTTGCCTTACTGGGCTGGTGGGCTTGTAAAGTAAACGGTACTATGGTAAACTACTGGAGTATAGTGCTGGCGTCGAATTGCATATACATGCTCGCTGCACCGATAATTAGCGGTTTGCAAAAGGAGTAAACCTTGAAGATAACACCAGCCACAGGGCAAGACGTAACAGAGGTTGAGGAAATCTCTATAACTATTAAGCTCTTGAGAGATCAAAGAGGCGACTTGAACCCGGTATTTTACGTTGTCTCTCCAGATGAAAACTATGACGTATCAGTCATGCACTTGAGGCTATTGATTAATGGTCTCGAACTTGGCATAAGCAGTTTAGATAATATGATTAGCTGCATGCTGCAAATGATGAGATCAAACGCGGTAGAGGCTATGCAAACTATGGGTCTGGCTGATAGTCCTGTAGAACTTGAGAAGATATTAAACTTTATCGCCAGTTTGGAAGAAGAAGATGGGGAGTCTGCTTAACTCCCACTCTCAAATACTCGGTCGGGTAATCGAAGGCTTCCCCTATCCAGATAGAGAATGCGCTCTCTGTAGTAAACCTTTGCAACTGGTTAATGCGATCCATTCGGATCAAGATATGTACCACTACAAAGCCATATATGTTTGCGGTTACGAGGACTGCCCTGCGTTCGATTATGCCGACAGAAAGGCCTATGTAAAGTTGTACTATTCATCGGAAGAAGCTCAGATAGTATTTGAAGATATACTTCTACCCGTTTACGGAAGAAGGGAAAAGGGGCTTGATGATGACTAAATGGATATGCGGCCTTTGCGAATCAGAACTGATTTGGGGTGGCGATCACGACTTAGATGACAGCTTTAGTCTTTTTACAATGGTAAGTAATTATACCTGCCCTAGATGCGATGCATATGTTGAGGTATCAACATGAGTTTACCCGATACGAAAAATCCTTGCGATTATCCTATTGAATTTATGGGTGAACACCCTCCTATAGAAATTCTTTTGAGTTATAATAGAAAAGATAGTAAACTTAAGGAAGTGAATTCGGAGAACCCCTGTGCTGACACAGAAGGATAGCACAATCGGCAAAAGCCGGTTTTTGTGCCTCCGGGGAGGACTATAATGGACGCAGGCAATATCATCACGCTAATAAGCTTGACGATTACAAACGTTGTCGCTCTGTGCGTGGTGTACATCCGCCAGAAGCGATACAACAATAAGAATTATGGAATAAAAAATGGTCGGGGAGATTTATATAAACAGATAGGGAAGTTGCAGGACGACATGCACAGAGAGACTCAACTTCTAACCTCTGATGTTGCGGAACTACGCGGCATGCTCAGAGTTCATCTAAAAGAGAACGCGAGCAAGCATTAATGACCCTACAAGATAAATGTTGTACTTACCGTAATGGTGAAGTACAATTAACCGACCATAGGTGGATATCCACTTATTTAGAAACATCACTTACCAACGGTCAATACTTGAAATGGCTATGGTGTCGTGGCTGTGGTTTATACAAACTAGACCAGAAAAAGGAAAAGACCTTTATATCGGCTTGATTTATATCCCCAGCTGTGCTATACTGCTATATAGGAATGCCCTGTATGTCAAATTATTTTCCCCCGGGATCTAATTCGACTATACGGGGTTTTCCACTTTTTTCCTTTCGGTCCCCCCATCCAGCCCATTCCTGTGCTACACTGAATCAGTGACATGGCTATACACCCCAAACACTTATCAATCTGCTCTGGAATCGGAGCAATCGACCTTGGACTTCAAAGCGCACTCGGAATTGAGTCTGTGGGTTACATCGAAAGGGACGCCTTCGCTGCGGCCATTCTCATGGCGAGGATGGAAGAACAGGCCTTGGATGTGGCGCCTATTTGGGACGATCTTGAATCCTTCGACAGCACAGCATGGAGTGGATGCGTGGACATCCTATCTGCGGGCATCCCCTGCCAGCCTTTTTCGTATGCCGGTAAGCATGGAGGAACAGAAGACGAAAGGTGGCTCTGGCCTGACATTTGTAGAATTAGTGAGGACTGCGGGGCGAGCCAGATCTTTATTGAAAATACACCGGGACTTATCCAAAGAGGCCTTTATGAAATTCTCCACGATCTTGCCGAAATGGGGTACTCTGCGGAATGGGGTCTGTTCAACGCAAGTGACGGTCAAGCGCCCCATAAGCGACAAAGGGTATTCTTACTTGCCCACCGGGAGAGTATCGACATTAAGCCTTGGGTCGATAGAGCAAAACTTTACACCGAACTCAGACGACAAGCGATGGGCGACACCAACGGCGAACATGTGGAAGGAGCAGGGTCCGAATATCGATTGGGAGAAAAGGAACGAGAACAGGATTACGAACCTTACAGTTCAGGCTGTTTTATGGCCGACACCGAATGCGAGAGACGGTTCGCGTGGACCCGAAAGTCTAAAGGATGGGAAAAGACCAAGCGGACACAAGGGCAACGAGAATCTGGAGGGAGCAGCACTGTGGCCCACGCCGATAGCGCAGGACGCTGGCGGTTCAAGAAGAGCAACGGTGCCGAAGAAGGCTTCACAAAAATCAAAGGATGGTACAACACTTACGGACGCTTCCCGCCTTCACGGAACAATAACGACGCGTGGGGAAGATGGGTTGAGTCAGGTCTTCCTAAACCCTCAATTTGTGGAGTCACTGATGGGTCTGCCTATAGGGTGGACCGACTTCGCTCCCTTGGAAACTCAGTCGTGCCACAATGTGTAACAATGGCTTACAACGTATTATTGAATAGATTAACGACAGAAACGAGGCCGGTGAGATGACAGACAGAAGTACAGAATATCGTGCGATTGTAGATCAATATAGTCCACGTAGAAAACTAAAACGACCACCATTTATTTTAAATGACCTAGTTTACATACCGCTTCAAAATGGCAACACTGCCTTCACAGAAGCGGAATACTACGAATTGGTAATCGGATGTTCATGGTCTGAAATGGCCGAAGGATACGTACAGGGACACTACAAATACTCTCCAAGACGCAAGCTGCATAAATGGCTCTGGTATCATATCAATGGTGAAATACCGAAGAATATGTGTATGGATCACATCAACAGGAATCGTCTAGACAACCGTTTAGAAAACTTACGTGTTGTCACATACAGCGACAATGCACGCAATGCAAAAAAACGCGGAGGTACTTCAAAATATCCCGGCGTGTCTTTCTGCTCCAGAGACAAAAAATGGCGAGCCTTTATACAAAAGGAACTAAAACAGTATTCACTGGGTTATCATGATACAGAAGAAGAAGCATTTGCTGCCTATTATGCAAAAGCAGTTGAACTGGGAGTAGAGCACAGCATCCCAAAAATATCTCAAATCTAATTTATGGAAAAGAAAAGAAAAACAGAAATTCGTGGAGTCACGCGCTGCAAAGAGTGTTTGTGGTATATTGGTAATAGAATGATACGAAGCAGAGACAACATCTGCCCCATATGTGATAGCGAAATACAGGAGGAAAAGTGAAACCAATATTTTTCGGAACAATACTAGTAATCTCAGGTGGCGTAGTCGCCGGGGGACTATTTGGGGAATGGTGGGCATTCGCCGCCCTACTACCCGTAGTCGCATACGTAGGCTGGAAACTGGGGGAACAATGACCAGCCCATCCGCCGCGAACATCGAACGCCTCGCAGAATGCCTCACAGCAATCAACCTGAAGCTATCGTTCTGGTTCGACCAAGACCACTTTGAAACCGACGAAGAAGTCGAAGAAGTCATCCACTACTGCGAATCAGGCGAAATGGACGAATTCACCGACACATGCGTAGACGAATTCCTAAGCATGATCCACGAACACTTCTTCGACCCGCCCTACCAAAGCCCCCTCGGCCACGTAGACCGACCAATGGGCGTCACACTAGACCACAACATCACATACGACTAACCTCGGCGGTTCAAAAATTTTATAACTAACAACGCTCGGAACACCCGCATGCAGCAAACCCACCAATACACAATAGAACACATCTACCACTTCACATGCGGCAAATGCCTACAATGGTGGTCCTACGCCCAAAAGGGACCCACAATCCACGATTTCTTCAAAAGGAACTTCACCTGCCCGCATTGCGGACACGCAGAAAGAATCAAATACAAAAC